CATCGTCAACACAAGCAAACTCGGCGTTGAGGCAGATCAGTGGTTCCCGAACATGTATAAGGTTCGTATCAACTATACGGAAAAAGATACCGGATACTCCATCTACGATCTTTTTGCCGACGATAAGTTCAAGGATCGAATGGTCAAGGGTTGCAATCGTCACTTCAAAAGAGATTCGATGTATCTTCACGCACCATCGTGCATCAAGAACAATAAGAAAACTTCGTTGATCGATTGCGAAGACGCGGCGGAGTATGTTCGTACAGTCAAATCTAATCGTGAAATCTTTGGAAACCATGACTTCATGTTGGAGCAGGTCAAGATCAAAGAAGGAATGAACAGCGGCTACAATCAAGTAGACCACTCGAACATTCTCCAACTAACCAAAGAGCAAGTGGTATCGTTGAAGCAAGATGGTATTCTAGAGTATCGACACCACTCCACTTTCGATATTGACAACATGCCGGATGATCGTGTGTATAGCGTGCGTCTGTACAAAAAGGGTAATCGTATTTTCCCAAAGGGATTCGCTGCATTCCGAATCGGTTACATCCAACCTGCGGTCAACTTCCCACCGATGACTGCGAAGTATATCTGGGACAGATACACGGAAGAGTTCAAGGATGATGAGGTAATCAAAATCTATGATCCATCTGCCGGATGGGGTGGTCGCATTCTCGGTGCGATGTCTGCAAAAGATGACAGGAAGATTCACTACATCGGAACCGACCCAAACCCCGACAACTTCTACGATGACAGATCTAAGTATGCTGATATCGCAGATTTCTACAATACAAAGACCTACCGTGGTAGCGGTTTGTTTCCCGACACTAACACATATGAAATTTACCAACTTGGTTCCGAGGTGATTCAGCACGATCCTGAGTTCCAAAAGCACAAGGGTGAGATCAGTGTTGCGTTTACGTCTCCACCATACTTCAATCGTGAAGCATACAGTGAAGATGAAAACCAATCGTACAAGAAGCATGGATCATCATATGAATCGTGGAGAGACGGATTCCTGCAACCTACAATCGAAACAATCGCAGAGTGGTTACGACCTAACGGTTATATGATTTGGAATATTGCGGACATACTAAATCGAGGAAATTACCTTCCGCTCGAACAAGATTCTATAAATATAGCAGAACAGAATGGATTGAAGTATCTCTATACTCTCAAGATGCGGATGGAAGGAATGCCGGGTCAGAACAGAGTTGGAGAGGATGGAAAACCGCTATGCAAAAACTACTGTCAAGTGAATGGGGAATATCAGAAACACGAACCCATTTTCGTATTCAAAAAAGTGAGGTAATACTATGAGTGAAGGTCTACAACCACAAATCCAAATGAACACGATTCAGGATATGATGGTTCGTCTAGAGTATGTGTGGCTGGATGGTTACACTACCAAGAACCTGCGAAGCAAGGTTCGTTATGAAAACTGGAGACTGGACACCAACGAGGGTCTATCCCGCGAAGCAGTCCTATCTAAGTGTCCACAATGGTCATACGATGGATCCAGCACAGGTCAAGCAGATACTAGCAGCAGTGACATTATGTTGAATCCTGTTCGTGTCTATGCAAATCCGCTAGAAGAAACTGATATGCCATCATTCTTCGTGTTGTGTGAAGCGATGACTATGGACACCACACCGGAACCCATTGAGTCAAACAGTCGAGCGATTCTTCGTGAGTCTGTATCAGGAAACAAAGAGGAATATTGGTTCGCTCCTGAGCAGGAGTATTTCATTGTTGATAGAACCAACACCCCAATCAATTTTGATAAAGACACCCAAGAAGGTCAGGGTCGATACTATTGTGGTGCGGGTGGTTTGATTAGCGGTAGAGAACTCGTCGAAACCCACGCTGCTGTCTGTCAGATGATGCGACTTCCTTTGTGCGGAACAAATGCCGAAGTTGCTCCATCACAATGGGAGTATCAACTTTCACCAACCGAACCACTTGAAGCAGCAGACGATCTTTGGATGAGTCGCTATCTTCTAATGAGAATCGCAGAAAAGGCAGGTGTGTCGGTTGATTTCTCTCCAAAGCCTCTTGGATCGGAGTGGAATGGGTCGGGTTGTCATATCAACTTTAGCACTAAAAAGATGCGTGAAGAAGGTGGTTCAAAGTACATCCACGGTCTGATTGATCAACTGAAAGAAACCCACAAGCAGGCTATGAGGGTTTATGGTGAGGGTAATGAAGATAGACTTACCGGAGACTGTGAAACACAACACTACGATAAGTTCACACACGGCAACGGGGACAGAACTGCGTCCATCCGTATTCCCATGTTTACCGTTCGTAATTCATGGAAAGGCTACATTGAGGATCGTCGTCCCGGTGGGAACATGGATCCATACGAAGCATATGCTTTTGTACTAAACACCCTTGAAAACTCTCTAGAGAAAGAAAGGGAAACGCTTGAAGTGAAGTAATTAGACTGAATACACGATGGAGGAAAAATCATAGGAGGATTTCGATGAACGAAAATCACACTCGTCAAGATTGGTATAAAACTCACAGAAGAAAAGTGGAAACCGTTTTCCAGAAAGGAAAATATCTTCACGAAAAGAAAAAGATTTACCCCTCCGAAACAGGTAGATATAAAATTGAAATATTGCCTGTTGTATTCAGACACGGTGACAGATACTTCGCTTACACCCTTGCAAAAATCAAAAAGGGTAACAAGATAATTGCAAACATCAAAAGAAACGGAGAGAAGTTTCCGTTCTTGTTTGTCGAAGATCATATCGACGGTCATGACTATCTTCTCTGTGCAGAGGACTACCAGTCTCAAACAATCTTTAGGCTAGACACCGGAGATCGAACCGAGTTCGTTTCTGAAAAAGCAAAAAGAGAGATGGAGTTTTCGTGGCAGAAGTTTCATTTATCTCCAGATGGCGAAACAATCGCAATCGAAGGATCAGTGAAAACTAAGCACACAGAATTAGCCGAGTACCGAGAATGTAGATTTTTCAACTTCAAAGATCCAATGATTCTTCCTTACTACGAAAAGGGTGATAGAATCACATGCCCGTATGAGGACATCATTGGATGGGAGGATAAAGACAACCTCCTAGTGGCTATTCACGAAGAAAGAAGAAAAACTGATATGAAACCTCTAAAAGACATGACAAAAGGCAGACGCATAAAGTGCCTACAAGAAAATGCCTTTGGTGTCCGGAGAATCGTATACAGGTTCCCTCTCGATGAGGGAGATCGTCAAGAAGTTTATTCAGAATGGGTTGTAAACTGATCCAAGACATGATACACTTTAGTCATGAGTAAGAAAACTACTAGCCGTAAAAAGCGAACCAAGAAAGCCGCTAAACGAAATGCACCGAAGTATCCTTCGTGGCAGGGACCGGGGAACTTTCCCGATGGTCCCTTCGTTAGCGGTATCAATCCCCAATCCCATATATCTTATCAAAGGTATATGGAGGAGGGTCTTGCGTTCATCCACCCAAACTTCAAACTGAAAGTCTACCGTCGAGCAGACGCATCCGAGTATCCCTCATTCATTCCGAAGAAAGATGTTCGTGTGCAGATTCGTTGGGGAGATGAGATCAAACATGAGTGGTTTGTCGAAAAGGAGTTTTTTGAAAAGGGAAACTCTAAGAAAGAAGACCGCGAATACATGAGAGGTCATGCAGACATCTACCTACAGGCAGCAAAAAAAGCAGTGGACACTGCAAAGAAAGCGAAAACAAAATGATTTTAGTAGACATGCATCAAGTGGTGTTGTCAAATATTTTTGCGATGACAAAGAACACCGAAGAGATCAGTGAAGATCTTGTTCGTCACGTTACTTTGAACAATCTAAGACTAATTCGTAAGCAGTTCGGTGACTCCTATGGTGACATCGTTTTGACTTTCGATGCTGGTAATTACTGGCGTAAAGATATTTTTGAACACTACAAGAAGCCTAGAAAGATAAAGCAAAGTCAATCTGATTTTGACTGGTCATCCGTTTTTTCTACGATCAGGGATATTAGAGAAGAAATCACAGAGACTTTTCCCTACAAGGTGATGCTCGTTCCAAGAGCGGAGGCTGATGATATCATCGCACATCTAGCACGAAAGTATCACGGTCAAGAAAAGATTATGATTGTCTCTTCGGACAAGGACTTCCAGCAACTACAGAGATATCCTAACGTAGAGCAATTTAGTCCACGGACAAAGAAGAAACTAAAGTGCAAGGATCCTGAGTCTTTTCTCAAGGAGCATATCATCCGAGGAGACTCGTCAGACGGCATTCCAAATGTTCTGTCTGATGATGATACCTTCGTATCTCCGGATAAAAGGCAAAAAAGACTCACGCAAAAAACACTAAATGTGATTCATGAGGATCTTGCTTTCGGAGAAGCACCTAAAGGTCTTGAAAGAAATTGGGATAGAAATCAAAGCATGATTGACTTCGACCGAATCCCAGAGTGGCTTATTGCTGATATCGAAAACGAATGGAACAAGCCTATAAACGGCAGTCGATCAAAACTTTTCAACTACTTCGTTACCAAGCGACTGAAAAATCTAATGGAGCATATCGAGGAATTTTGAATGAAAAAGGGAAAGAAGCGTTTCAAAAAGTTCGTAGTGGATGACTACGATGCCAGAAAGTCTGAGAGAAAGGCTCACAAGGAAAAAAACAAATCTCAACGTAAGAGATCAAATGAAATAATTCGAGAATTGAAGCGAGGAGACCTTGACTTCGATGAGTTTGAAGAGTATTATGGTTAGGAACCTCAAGGAGATTTTTTGTTATGACAACAACTACTGGAACTAGCATGTCTAAGCAGACGCTTGATCTGCTCAAGAACTTTGCTTCAATCAACAGCAACATCCTCGTCAAGCCGGGTGACACGATCAAGACGATCTCTCCCGTCAAGAATATTATGGCGGTTGCTACTGTGCCTGAGACCTTTGATACTGAGTTTGGTATCTGGGATCTCAACAAGTTTCTCGGGACGGTATCGCTTTTCGATTCTCCGTCTTTTGAATTTGGTGAACGATCCGTGACCATTTCTGGTTCGGGTGGTTCGTCGGTCAACTACTATTACAGTGAACCTCGACTGCTCACGGTTCCTACTAAGGACATTGTGATGCCTGATCCTGTGGTTTCTTTCAATCTTACGCAAGACGCACTGAACGAAATCAATCGTGCGTCATCCGTGATGCAACTTCCGGATCTTGTTGTTCGCAGTGAAGGAACTACCATTGTCATGGTTGCACTTGATCGACAAGATGATACTACCAATAGTTACTCTGTGGAACTGGGTGAACTGTCGGTTGAAAGTGATTTCGAGTTTGTGTTCCGTGTGGAAAACCTCAAACTTCTTCCCGGCGATTATCGGGTGGATGTGACGGACAAGGTTGTGAGTCAGTTTACTCACACGCAACTGGACTTGAAGTATTGGATTGCACTTGAAAGTGATTCACGCTACTCTGCGTGAACGGAGACAACATGGAAAACAAACAGTACCTTTGGGTTGAGAAATATCGACCCAAGACTATCGATGAGTGTATCTTGCCTGACAGTATCAAGAATACTTTCAAGGAGATGGTAAACTCAAACGAGTCACAAAATCTGTTGTTGTCGGGAGGTCCGGGTTGTGGTAAAACTACCATAGCCCGGGCTCTCTGCAATGAGTTGGGTGCAGATCATATCATCGTGAACTGCTCCGAAGATGGAAACATTGACACGCTCCGAACTAAAATTCGGAACTTCGCAAGCACCATCTCACTCAACGGCGGCAAGAAGGTTGTGATCCTCGACGAGTTTGATTACTCGAACGCACAATCAACACAGCCTGCACTTCGAGGATTCATCGAAGAGTTTGCAGAAAACTGTCGATTCGTTCTTACCTGTAACTTCAAGAATCGGATCATTGATCCAATCCATTCACGATGCACATGTATCGACTTTAGGATGCCTGCAAAAGAAAAGCCTGCACTAGCGATGCAGATCATGAACAGGATCAAGGGGATTCTCGACGGGGAAGGTGTTGGATATGAGGAGGGTGTTCTCGCTCAACTCATTATGAAGCACTTCCCCGACTTCCGTCGAATCATCAACGAACTTCAACGCTATTCGGTTGCGGGGACAATCGATTCGGGTATCCTATCTCAGATCGGTGAGATTCAGGTCAAGGATCTGATGACTGCAATGAAGACGAAGGATTTCACAGAGGTGCGAAAGTGGGTCGTGTCCAATCTTGACAATGACCAATCTCAGGTGTTTCGTAAACTCTACGACTCGCTAAATGATTATCTTGAACCAAGAACCGTCCCTCAGGCGATTCTGATTCTAGCAGACTATCAATACAAGTCTGCTTTTGTTGCCGATCATGAGATCAACATGACGGCTTGTCTCGTAGAACTAATGATGGAGTGTGAATACAAATGAGTAAGTTTTATCCAGCAAGAGGAAAAACCGCAGTCGTGCGGCATCAACTAAAAGAAGAAACCACGCACGCTGGTATCATCTATAACAAGAAAGAGCAGGCTTTTGTAAAAGGTCAGGTCGTTTCGGTTGGTGAACCGACTGTTCTGCCGAGTGGAAAAGAAGTAACGACCACGCACAAAAATGGTGATTGGGTCATCTACCACCAACAACTCGCACAGAATATTTCAGGGTTTGACATTCTCAAGCATGAGGATATCATTGCAATTGTAGATGAAGATACGGATATGACACAGTGAAACTGACAGACTTTCTCAACGCGATCAACTATACCAAAGATCCGATCATGGATACCGAGGATGATTGGGTTGAGAAGAAGTATCCTGCTTTTGTCGTAAATCGTTGCCTGTCGTACTTCCCTGATACGATTCTACAGTGTAACAACATGAATATGCGACCGCATATCGACAACAAGATGCAGTTCGAGTACTATCGTCTTTCGACTAGAAAGAGAAAGCGATTCAGTAAATGGCTCAAAGACGAGCAATCTAGCGACTTTGATATCGTGAAAGAGTATTTCGGATACAACAATCGAAAGACAAAGGAGGTCATGGACATTCTTACGGATCAAGATATCTCCAATATTCGTTCAGACATGAATACAGGGGGGTGAAAGGCTCCTTTTTCCTAAATACTTCCGTGTTCATAATGTCTAATGTGTAAGGAGAAACAATAATGAGCATGGAAGAAGAGAAGTACATCGATATTGATATCGATGATCTACTTGAGGTGACTTTGCAAGAACAAGATGATTTTCTAAAGGTACGAGAAACCCTCACACGAATTGGTGTTTCCTCCCGCAAAGAAAACAAACTCTGGCAGTCTTGTCACATCCTCCACAAGCGAGGAAAGTACTACATTGTACACTTCAAAGAACTATTTGCACTTGACGGTCTGCCTACGAATCTTGACGAAAATGATCTCGCAAGAAGAAATAAGATCGCAAGTCTTCTCAATGAGTGGGGTCTGCTAAAGGTAGTGAATCCAAGTAAGTTTGAAGAACCTATGGCATCTATCAAGCAAATCAAAATTATCCCACACAGAGAAAAGGAT